TCAATCTTTACCTTACGCATACGCAGGTAATCAAAGTGTGCCTTCTTTGAGGCAATTTTGTGTTTGGTAAGAATGGAGAGGTATTGATTATGCAGTTTAGGAATCTTAATAAGTTCCTTACCAGGTTCAGTCTGGTCAATTTCTGCATCTTTTTCCCACAACTTCAATATTTGTTCTAAGTTTTCCATAATATAAAAAAGTATCTAAAGCTTCAATATAACATAATGTTAGTTCAATGGCAAGAAATTGAAGTAATCAAACATAAAAACACCATCTGCGGAAACAATATCATCAGCTGATTGTGCCGAATCAAATATAACATCTGATAGTGTTATTGGGAAACAGTTAATGAATTGAACCCTTAGAATAGGGTTATTCAAAGAAGATAGTACCGTTAAAGTGGCATCCGAATAATTTGTTTTTTTATTATTATTATATTGATTTGCCAATGCGGTAAGTGTCTTGCGTTCTTGGTAACTCTCTGGTGATGCGATTGCACGATACCAACTATGCAATTCTTGCCAACCTGTTAGTTTGGCATCCACCAAGAAATGGAGGTTCAACGGGTTGTAAATAATCTTGTTACCAGGTGCATATATGTCCGCAGTAGGAAGATTGATTGGGGCCTGTCCTAGATTGACACCAGGTATGTTTACCGATTGTAAGAAGTATTGAACCGTTTTAATTCTATCAAAAGTTAATATAAACTTTGACGGTTGTAGTAAATCGGTAACGGGAGGGGTTCTTGTAAATGCGCTCATATGATTATTTAGGCCATAAAAAAAGAGACCTCCGAAGAGGCCTCTCGAAACATCACTCTATGGTGATTTTTTTATTACATTAAATTCTTGACTTGGAACAAACGATAGTAAACGTTTGAACGTGAAGCCAACTGATTTGTACCAGGAGCTGTAGCGCCTTGTGCAAATGGGTTAGCAACCATACCGTAACGGGTTTTGAAACCAATCTTAGGTTGGAATGTGAACTGGTCTACTGCACGAACCATTTGGAGCGGAACGTATGGGCAATAGAAAAGACCAGCGTCATATGGACTAGAACCTTTGTATCCAATTGTTACCAACTCAGAGTTACTTGTGTAACCACCGAAGTATGGGTCAATGTATACCTTGATGCGGCCATGCAACAAACCAGCAAATGTGTTACCAGTATCATCTACTTGCAAGTCAGCTTGGAGAGCAGGAGTATATTGCAATACACCAGCCATTGCCATAGCAGAAGCAACGTCAGAAGAAACGATAAGCACGTTACCTTTACCTCTACGAGTTTGTTTTGCAATAACGTTAGCATCACGTTCAATTTGGAAAATCAAACCTTTGAAACGCTCAACTGACCAACGACCGTTAGAGTCTGTGTCTAAGTCGAATGTACCAGCAGTTGTTGTACCATACTGAGCACCACCAACGGCAGTATTGTAAATGGTACGGATAACTTCACGGTTGATTTCAGCAAGGATCTCAGTAGACAGAATGTTAGACAATTCTGTTTCAGCGTCAAGACCATGAATTGCTTTCAAGTCTTGTGCCAATTCTAATGAGTATTCAGCTTTCAGAGCACGTGATTGAGCTGTTACAGTAACTTTCTCGATTGAGAATGCCATTTGTGCAAATGCAGGACCAGCATCAGAACCTAGACCTTCAGCAGTAGCTGTAGGAATTGCAATACCAGAAGTTGTATTAGCACCAACTTGGTTTTGGAAAGATGTAGATGTGTCAGTTGCAGTTGTACCTGTGAAACCGTATGGGTTGCTAGCAGAACCAGTACCAGAGAACATTGTGTTAGCTTCGTTGTAGAAAGCTTCAGAACCTGATTGGTTAGCGTAACGAGCACGCATTGCGAAAATCAAACCTGTAGGACCAGTCATTGGTTGAACACCAGCAACGTCATAAGCGATAAGATTAGGCAACGCACGGCGTACCAAAGAAATCAAGATTGGATCAAAGTTAGAAACACCACCTGCTACGTTAGTAGGAGCAGAAGCAGTAGCTTCGTTCAATGACTGTTGGTCTTGACGCATAGCTTGTTGTTGATTTTCCAAAACAAGTGCTGTAACAGCTTTCTTGTATGGGTCTTTAATAGCTTCGAGTTCTGGATGCTCCAAAACTGGTTGCCATTTCTGTTGTAGTTCTTCTGTCAAATACATTTTATTTCCTTTTTATTTGTATTTTATGGCTTATTTTGCCAAAGATTGTGAAATGGTTTTTGCATAAATTTCAATTGATGGATCAGCATAAACATTTTGTTTAGGTTTAACTTCTTCATCAATTTGAACTTCATCGTCCAAGGCAGAACTATCTGCTACTTTAACATCAGCTTTAAAATATGATTCTTTCAAAGTATCAAGTTTAGCAACAAATTCTTCTTCAGTAGTAAATTCTACGTTCTCTGCGAGCGATTTCAATTTTTCTACTTGAGTCTGCGTTAGGCCTTCACACGCTGTGTAGATAGCCTCAATTTTTTTCTGTTCGTTTAATTCTTTTTGTAACTCAATACCACGATTAACTTGTTCGTTAACCATTTCTTCGAGTTCAGTAACTTTAGCTGTCAACTGTTCTACAACATCAACCTTGTCGGCAGGGATGTCAATGTAGTGTTCAACAAACAAGTTACGCAATCCACCGATAAAGTCTTCCACGATTTCAGCACGGAGACCTTTTTCGATAGCGATTTGGTTCTCGGTCATCCATTCTTCAACCATATAGTTGAGGTAGTCATCAACCTTAGATGCCAAATCTTCTTTGATTTCTTCAACAGCAGCTTCGAACTGTTCTTGCAATGCGTTTTCTGCTTCAGCAATAACTTCTTCTGCACGAGCAATAACGGCAGCTTCAAAAATTGTGGTAGCTTTAGAAATAAATTCTTCAGAAAGACTTTCTCCACCCAAGAGAGCGTCCATATCTTCTTTCATTTTTTCTTTTAAGTCAGATTTTTTAACCATTTTACGGATCAAAGCCTTATCTTGTTCTTCGTCATCGTGTTTAGCTTCTTCTGCATAAGTGTCAAAAGTAGCACCCTTATTTTTTTCCATTTTTTGTGGAGCTAATTTAGAAGCTTTACGAGTTTCAATCTTTTCGATTGGCTCCATATCATCTTCATGTGCTTCTTCATTATCTTCCAAGTCTTTACGGCCGTCAGCCTGTGCATTGAACTTTCTGTCCAAATGTTTCATTGGCTCAGAACTTACAGGAGGTGTAGCACCTGGAGGAGTTGCAGTTGGAGCACCTTTGTGTGCATCAGGACCTGCATCGTTTGTTTTAGTAACACGGGTACCAATGTCACCAGCATCTTTAGTACCGTAAGCTGCATCTCCGTGGAGTGCATCTTTACCTACTTCTGGTTTGGTTCCTGTTTCGCCACGCATAGATTGCTTGCTGGACACATTGCCAGAAAGAATATCTTTAGCGGCTTCGGACAGATTAAATTTTCCCATTTTGAAAATCTCCTTGATTTATTGGATATATTTATATTTAAAGTTTTTTCATGAAGCCAGACCAGATGCGTAGACTTACTTCTTCGATTTCTTTCTGTGATGCCTGACGAATTTGTTGTTTCGCCTCAGAGTAATCTTGTTCAGTCCAAACACCATTGACCAACATCCATTCTTTGCCTTCCATAATACCTTGCACAAATGCACCAGGCGCTGAAGGGTCTGCTACAATATCTGCCGCTGTGGCTAGATAAAAATCGGGCTGAACAACATTAACACCGTTAACATTTTTTAATGAGCCCATGCCTCTTGAAGATACACCTAATTGAGCGCCGCCTTCGATTAGGCTTCTTGCGATATTTCCCATTGGAGTATCTAATATTTTTGCTTTACCAATCCATTGATTACCGTCTTCCTTTAGGCCGACAATCATATGAGAAACACGATCCAAATTAATGGTTGGTGTTTCTGGATGGCCTAATTCACCAAAAGCACGTTGCTTATTGATATATTCATTTGTATATCGGTCAACCTCTTTACGCATTGTATTGAATTCATACAAGCGGCCGTTGCGGTTCTTTCTTTCAGCAACCAAAAAAGGTCCTTCGATATACAATGATTTTTTACCACCAGTTTCTTCAACTAGGTAGTTTACTGATTCTGTAACTTCTTTAATGAGTTTCATTTTTATTATAATCCCATTGCGGTTCTTTTTCTTAAAGATATTTTTCTTTTTCTAAGCGCCTGTCTTAATTTAGCCCTTCTTTTAAACTTCGACCTTTTGGCGGATAACTTACGATGCCTTCTTTCTTGTGGCATCATTCTTGTAAGTTTACCACCACGGATGGTGTAACCTTTAACAGCAGACAATTTCTTTCTGCGTTGAATCTTTCCTTTGCGAACACGAACCTTAACTAATTTGGTTCTTCCCATTCGCATTACATTTGCTTCAACAACCAATTCAAAATCAATACCTAAATCTTCACTTAAATCTTTTGCCACTCGCAATCTAATATGGTTGAGTTTTTCTTCAACCAATTCTTTTAATCTACCTTCTATTTCGTTTCTTGCTTCTACAAGATTATTAGATAGAAGTTTTGAAACAAAACCTTTCATTATGGCTTCAATGAATAAGTGCCATAGTTAAACGCAGCAGGATCATTAAACTGACCACGTTGATACATAGTATTATTCTTACGCAAGGTGAAAATTAAAGTGTATGCAGCATTAGCAACAACACCAGAAGTTTGAATACCAATGTCACCATTGCCATTGTTTGAATTGTTTAAAATGGAAGGTAATTGTTCACCTAATCCAAATTCACCTTGTCCGTTTAAATGGAAAATGGTTGCAGAGTTGGCATATTGTGTCATTGAATTGGCACCTGCACCATTCCAAAATATCTCTACACCACCAGGTGCAGCAGTAATTGGAAAGTTTACATAGTATTTTAAACCAGTAAGTTGCAAGTCGTAGTAAGACAAAGCAGTATTACTTACACTTAAAGCTGTTCTTAATGGAACACTATTGGCATCCAAAGCACCGTATAGACTATTAGCCGTAATGCGAGATACGTTCATTTCATTTGATGAACCATCAAAAACACCTGTTAACTTAATAATGGTGTCTGTGTGTGAATCTCTAAGGACTTGGTATGTGTATTTGTTTGCCATTTTATGGTGTTACGCCGTAAGTTTTATAATTAAACGCAGACGGATCGTTAAACTGACCACGTTGGTAGTATGCGTTGTCTTTACGAATTTCAATAAACAATGTGTAAGCTGAGTTTGCAACCAAACCAAAGGTTTGAACACCAATATCACCTGTAGCACCAACTGCATTATTTGGAATAGAAACCATACCTTGGTCTTCCGAATATTCACCACACAAGTCCATATTCATAATAGGTACATTGTTTGATGTGTTTGCAGCAGTCCAATATAACTCAACATAACCTCTTTGTTGAGAAGCAATATTGTAACCAACTCTTGTAATTGTTAATCCGTAATAAGGTAATGCAGTATTACTTACACTCAATGCGGTACGCAAAGGAACACTATTAGCATCCAAAGCACCGTATAAAGTGTTGGCAGCAATTCTTGAACCGTTAGATTCTTGACCAGAACCATCAAAATTGGCAGTCAATTTGATGATTGCTTTTTCTGTTGTATCTCTCAATACTTGATATGTATATGCGTTTGCCATTGTTATCCTATTATTGTTCTTCCGCAGCCGATGTGGTTGGTCCTGAAGAACTCCATTGCATTGCGGTATATGGTACTGTTACATATTTATTAATCTTGTCCACATAATATAACGCAACCCTTTGATTATTAGGGAATTGTCTAATTGATTTTCTTTTCATAATTAACATATTAGGAGGATCCATTGATTTTTTGGAATCATCCGACTCTGCTATCATGAATTGAAATTCTTTAAACGTTTTCACGCTGGTGTATCCTCTGCTGAAGCCAAACTTGGACCTTCTGGCGTAATTAAATTTTGTGCAATTTCTTGCTTCTTAGCTTCAATATGTGCAGTAACTTTATCATGAATAGAAGCATATAACGCATCTCTAAAATCTACCGCATTACCATCTTGTGCATAATCAATAATGTTTCTTGTGTCTAATTCTGGCATTTTATATTCTCCAATTAAATATTTATAATATACGTTTCAATTTTGTGACAGTAGATTCAACTTCTTCTTTTTGTTGACCTGCGGCCGCCTGTGCTTTGTCTTGCATTTCTAATGCATGATCCAAATCAACTTGATTACTTGGTTGTTGTGGTACATTAGACATCATCTGTTGTTGTGCCACATCGTTCATTACACCAACTGGTAATCCAAGACCTGCTTCTTTTTCTTCATCAATTTCGGTTTGCATTTCTTTGATTTCTTCATCAGTTAAACGCAATACATTACGTTGAATCCAAGTCTGAGAAAAATAACGACCTGTGTATGGGTCAACTGCACCCAACAAAGACAATCTTTCTTTCATTAATTCTGCTTCTTTTAACTCTGTAAAGTTATTGTCTTTAATAAAGTTAAAATGGATGTGTTCTTTAATGTCTTTCCATTCTTCAGCGGTACAAATACCTTTGAGAACGCATTGTGTCTTTAATGTTTGTTCAAATAGTTCTGAGAACTTATTACGCAAACGATCCACAAATTTGGCAAACTTCAATTCTTCACGGGTAATTTCACCTGTGCGACCTAAAGAGAAACCGGATGTTTCTGGATTTAAACGTGAGATAGGTACGTTAAGTGATTTATAAAGTTTCTTTTCAAAATACTTAACATCTTCCAACTCACCTAAGTTTTGACCACCAGGTAGTGTAGAAATTTCTGTACCTTTACCACCTTCACGGCGAGGTAACCAAAAATCTTCTAACATAGAAAGGTGTTTACGGTCATCACGAACTTCACCGGTACTTGCATCGTATACCAGTTTGTTCTTATACTTGACCATGATATCACGAAGGTATTGTTCTGCCTTTAACTTTGGAAGGTTACCCACATCAATATAAAAAATGCGGCGCTCGGGAGCACGACTGATGCGATAAATGACGGTAGCATCTTCAATCATCCTTAACTGGTTAAGTGGTTTGATTGCTTTATGTAAGTAAGACAACACTACTGCACGGCGACTGTCCATGAGGCCAGAAACAACGGAGATGATGGAATCACTAGTGATACGCACACCGATAGGTCCAAAGTTGGATGAAGAACCTGTGGTCACCTTGTCATTAAAAATATAATATTCGTTTACTACATTTACTACATCAATACCTGTTCTTTCGTCTTTTTGTTTCTTAACTTCACGAACTTTGCGTAGCTTGCGTGGGTCAACATAACGCAGTTCTTTAATACCTTGCATTGGATTTTCACGGTCAATAATAACGTGGTAGTATAATTTACCATCAACATAGTATCTACGGAAAATATCTTGAGCCATATTATTGTAGTTCAATAACTTTAATACTGTATTGAATTCACCCATAATGGCTTTTTTAATTTTTTCTGGTTGGTCTAAATCGTCTAGTACCAACTTGAGAATTTTACCGTCATCGTCTTGACAAATTGCTTCACCAATAATGTCATCAATTGCCGATTCAATTTCTGGTTGCATTGCCATCTCACGATAACGTGAAATAAGTTCTACATCGTTTTTAGCTGTGCCGTCTAGGTCAACGTAAGTACCATAATAAGCGGCTGATTGGATAGTTAATGCACCATCATCACTGGCCGGAGGCGCAAAGGACTGTTCCACGGACTGTGACTGTTCGTCTTTATTCCGTGCAATTGTGAAACCGAAAAGTGAAAATTTATTTGCCATAGTATTTTATTCCAAATCAAAAAAGCATAATGAGAGAGGCCAAAACCTCTCTCGTAATATAATAAAGATTAACTTGTTGTATCTGTTTCCCACCATTGATAGGCAAATGTTACGCCGTATTCTTCAATGGTATCATTTGAACCCCAATCCAAATCAATTGGTGCCAAATCAAGTGGATACATTCCGACAAAGTTATATGTTTTCAAAGCATCGCCAGTTTTGCTGTATTGTGTAACAGATGCATCTACTGTGTAAGAAGATGGTGTTGTTGCACTAGCGTTACGGACATTACCCGCATGACTATTGATTGCGTTCATCCAAGATTCGATAGAATTACGAATCGAGAAATCTTCATCATTGATGATTTGCAATGTCCAGTCAGCAAAAGTTCTGTTACCGGCAAATTTTAGTTCACGACCAAAGTAGTAAACTGGAACTTGACCAATTGTAGAACCTGGTAACTGTGCTGCTTTGGCCATGAAAGTTGCTTTCTGGCCTGCAGTCGTACCGTTTGCAGCGATTGCTGGGAAGGTTAATGTTACTTGGAATAGGTTAGGACGGGCGCCGTCACCAACCATATTCGCTCTAAAGTCTGCTACATTGAATGCCATTTGTTTTCTCCTATATCGTTAGTTATTTATTAGAACTTACCAACGACTTCAGTAAAGTCTACACCTGTTCTTACTGCAACAAAGTTCAACTGGATAAAGTTGATAGAACGAGCAGGTTTAACATAAATGTCACCAACAAACTGATTGGCAGCAACGACTTGGTCTGTATTATTTGTAGTATCACAAACAACACGGAAGTCATAGATACCACGGCGACCTTGAATATCACGCAAGAATGGAGTTACTAATGCAACAAATTGAGCACGGGTAAATTCATCATTGAATTCAAACAACGAGAATTTAGCAGCAGTAGAAATTGCCTTTTCAAGAACAATAAACAATCTGCGGACATTAATGCGGTCAAATGCGGAAGGTTTAGCTTGCAATGTCTTGTCACCGTAAAGGATAATACCTAGACCAGGGAAAGACACAACAGGATTAATACCAACTGCATACAGATTATCTCTGTCTGTTTTGCTTGGGTTGTATGCCAAACGAACAACATTCTTAATATTGCCACGATTGAAACCAGCAGGTGAGAACCATGGATCATTGGTTGTATCGGTGTTTACGCAAAGTCCAGCAACGTCACCGTTTAATGGAACATAACGATAGATGTTATTGTATTTGTCAAACATATACTTCCAACCAGTATCAGCAACTGCATATGATGTAGAACGAGCTAATGAAGTATTCCAAGCCAAAATGTTTGCAGCTTCGTTGCCATATTGGTTAACAACAGCAGAAGAAGGAGGCGAAACAAATGCAACGCAATCTTTTCTTGTGTTAACAACATTGTCAATTACCCATTGTTGAGTAACAACACTATGACCACCAGTCATTACCAAAGAAATATCAATATCTTCAGCACTTTGAAAATATTGATATGCAGTTTGTAGACCTGCTGTACCTGGAACATCATCAGTACCACCACTTAAAGCAGTTGTAACTGACTTGGTTGCTGTGTTACCTAAAGTTGCAAAACTACCACCTAGAGCCAATGTTTGACCCCAAGATAATTTAGTATTTGAATAATCAGGATGGTCAGCAACGTAGATGTATTTTGAATTATTGAAAATGCTTGTCTTATAGTAATTTGAATTACCTAAAGAGTCGGTAGAATTAACTGCCTTAGACAAGTATGGGAAAGTTTCAAGAACTGTATTTTTAACACCAGTGAATAAACCACCAGCGTCAACAACAACAATGTGAACTTCATCGTTAGCTGCACCAGCTTGAGCTGCAGCATTAGATGTACCAGGTGCGCCATTGAATAGTGAACTTACTAAAACACCATTTACATTCCATGTTGAGAATGTGCTTGATGAATCAATGATAGAAACAGTTAATGAGTTACCTAAAGCACCAGGGTAACGAGCAACAAAAGAACCTAAAGCGTTACCGTTATCTGTTGTGTTAATGTATGCGTTGTAAACTTCATTAGGAATCTGAACACCAGGAGCAACAGTATTTGCTTTAGCGTTAAAACCATTCGCACCAATTGCACGAACAACAGTTAAATTATTACCGTATGCCAAGAAAGAAGCGGCAGTAAAAAATGAGGCAGCTGTGTTGTTGTCTGGTTTACCGAATTTGTTAACGAGCGTAATTTCGCTGTCAACGGAAGTTCTTAAATTTGCTGGACCCCATACGAAGCCTCCTGCAAATGCACCGGCAGTAGTTTGTACCGAAGGAATGACCGTAGTTAAGTCAATCTCGGATACGTTTACGCCTGGAGAGATTTGGAATGCCATTTGATTATCTCCTTGAATATGATGTTGTATTGGCAGTTATAATACCATGATAATATTTATGTAAGGTCATATTTAGAGATTCCGTAATGAATCTTGTATAAAACCTGCATAGACTTCACCACCATCGGATACTTCCCATACGTCACCATCAAAAACTTCTAGTCCTGGTCTATTAACACCAGTTTCAATTATGGGTGCTGGTAGTGTTTCGTCATCCAACTGGTTCATGTTCTCCAATTGGATTTGTTTTCTAATATCGTGATTAACGATTTCTTTAAAATACTTCTGTGTTGCTGCCCATGCAAACAAAACCAAGGTCATGGCCATGTCATCGTTTGCATCACCTTCAGCCGCAAAAGAAGTCTTGTTGGCTACAAAAGTAGTCAGTTCAGAAATGGTATCAAAGTCTACAATCTGTAACTTATCACCTTCAATCAAAGTTTTTAAGTTGGAACAACCAACTCGTTTGACCGCAGGCGACATTTTAAGTCCCATCTGAACACCACGACCAAATCCACTATGTAATTGCTGTGGCTTTTTGTTGCCTGTAAATACTTTCCAAAGGTTTTCATACTCAAGGTCTTGGTGAATGACATCTGCAACTTGTGGATTGTTATTAATTTCTACCAAAATATAAGCATCATTATATAATCTTGCAGCATTATAGATGACTGTTGGAAAAAGAATAGGTGAAATTGATGACGACTTATAGGTTGCAACCTGTCTATATGGTGTAGTTGAGATATCGAATACAGAAAAGGCTGAACAATCCAAATTACGACCTTCTGATACGTCTACCGTAATGGCATACAGGTGGTCTTTAGCCGTTTCATCGTCACCTTTAATTGGATGTTCATAGATATTAATCTTATCATGCACCGCAATAGGATTCTTATAAACCATTTCTTGTAGTTTTTTACCAGAAATAAGAGTATTAGAAGAACCTAAGAACTCAGTTTCAAACTCTTGACGGAACTGATATTCAGATGTGTTTCGAATTGTTTCTTCTTTCCAAGCCTCATCACGACCTGGTACCATAGACCAATGAACTTCAAACGGAACATAATTGTTGTTCTTATTAACTGCATCGGTCCAAATCTTATAGAAAAGATTCATACCATTAGGTGTAGAAACAATAATAATCTTAGTTTTGGTACCAGCAGTAATAACTGGATAAACTGAGGTGATAAAGTCGGTTGCAATATTTGCCGGTACGAAAGCAAACTCGTCTAAGAATACGATGTTAAACGAACCAGAACGAGCTGCTGAACCTGATGTTGAAGATGCGATGATTACAGAACCGTTTTCTAATTCAACACGGCCTTTGTTCCATTCTACCACACCTTGTTGCAACCACATAGGTAGATTTTCATATGCTAACTGGAGTTTACCTAGAATACCACGAGCAGTTTCACCACGGTTGGCAAGAACTGCAATTGATTGTGAATCTTTGAATAGAATAGTCCAGAGTAGATATGCAACCGTTGTGGTGGTTTTACCAACCTGACGAGGACATTTCATGATTGTAAAACGATTATCATTAAATGTTCTAATCATGTCCTCTTGGAAGTCATACATTTTAAATGGTACGACACCTTCATCAAGAGTAATAATTTTAATGTATTTGGCAAAGTAGATTGGGTCTTTAGAACATTTAATATATTCTTCAACCTGTTCTTCCGTAAATTGTACCTGAACACCTACTCTTTTGAGTAGGGGGTTATCACGGTACGAATCTTTGGTTTTAGTTGCCATCTAATAAATCCTTGGCCGGTATTTTTGCATGAGGAGTATTTAGATTATCGGAGTAGTTGTTGGCTACATGATGCACCCAACATCTTTCAAAACCTTCTACTGGTACTACTGCACGATGAGAATAACCATATGGAACTTTGTGATACATATTGCCTATGTTCGCAGACTCTCTGATACCATAGTTGTGATATTCTCCTGGTATTGCATATTGAGAATGTAAATGTTCGATGACATCGTATCTGTCCATAATAAACATACCTTGATATGGTTCAGGTAGAAAAACAAATTTTTGTCCTTCTAAAACGATTGCATCGCATATACCAGGTTTTCTGGTGGCATCTAAAGATACCGCAACACCGTCTTTATATTCAATACGATGTATGGCAGGAATAAAGTTTAAATTCTTTTCTTGAAATAAACTCTTAGTTTGGTTCCAATAAGCCATAGTTTTGGCTGTAAGTTTCATGTCATCTTCTAGGTACACATAGTGTGTATAGTCAGTCTTTAAAAACTGTTGCATATACTTTTTGTGTTCCCATGTAAGATGGTATGGATGTTTTAAATTACAGGCAACATTTACCACAGCTTCACAATCAAACATTTCATTACTATTAACAATAATAATAGTTTCTTCTGTGGGAATGTCATTGACAGAGGCAATTACCTCATTTAAGAATTTTAATCTTTCTTCGACATAATGAAAACAAATATTCACATACAACTTCATTAGGTTTTACCTTTTAATAGTTTACTTAATTCAGAAGTTGAACCAACAAAAATGGCTTTATCAATAGTTGGTCCTGTTGAAGATGCCTTTTTAGCATTTTCATCCATATCACGCATTTGTTTTTGTGTGGCCAAAAGTTCTTTATTGGCATCTACCAGATTTTTTAATAATCCAGAATAAACTTCAAAAGCTCTTGGGTGTTGGCCAGCTTTGGCAATTTGAATAAGTTCTTCCAAGGCATCTTTGCCATGGTCAATAAACTCTTGTAGATTTTCTTTTGACTGTTGGTATGCATCAGTCAAGTCCTGTTTTAAATCAGGATCATTATAATTTTGTTGTAGAACTGGAAGCTTTTCTTTTTTTTCTTCTTTAACCTCTTTTAAAGGTTCCACATCAAACACTTCAGATAAATTTTTATTCAAATCATTCATATTAAATTCCGTATGTTCCTTTTACCGCATTATAATTTTGTGTTATTTCAGATGCAGAGAGGGCTCTATTATATATACGCATTTGGTAATATACTGGATAATATGCCGAACTTGAGTTGTTCATTTTATCTTGGGCGCCCGTACCTGCATTGGTATGTCTTGAACCAAAATAGAAATTTCCTGATGCAAATCCACCGGTTGTTCTTACTTGCGTTGTTCCGTTTTGTGAACCATTTATATACATACTGTTTTGACCAGCATTCATTACAAAAATATAATGTCTAATTGCATTAGTTGCTGTTATATTTTCTGCGGCCGTTGCACCAGGTCTACCATAAGTTATTGTTGTTCCGCTGGCCATAAATGCAAAAAAACCTAAACCAGAGTTATAGTTTTCGTTACCCCAAATGGTTGCCCAATAAGATGTTGGATTGAACGATGCAACAAGTTCTACTGATACTGTGGTGCTTGAAATGTTGTATGGTAAACTAATATAATCTGTACCACCATATGTTGAGTTGTTCAACATTATACCACCACCATTTGTTGAAACATATGATGGAGAACCTTGTAGTGTTGCATTGTAACCATTACCTGATACATCTGTCCAAGTTGTACCAGATGATGGTGCGGATAATAAATTAACCTGCAAACCTGAAGTTACAATTGCATTTGATGTGCCACGAATTTTGGCACCAGAGATTGTTGCGCCAGTAATAATCATTTAAATTTTTGGATATGTGTTCGCTATATTTGGCGTTTCAGATATTGTTGTGGTGTATGTGTAATTACTATTTGCGTTTGCTGATGAAGGATTTGGCGTAACAACAATTTGAGCCAAGTCTTTAGGTATAGATGAGTTTACGTTGTATGATGTAAATATGTAATTTGAATTTGAAATACCACCAATAATAGGTAAACTACTTATAAAATTACCATTAATGTTTGTCAAATGTAAAACATTATTTTGCCAAAGAGTAACTTTTGCAGTAGCTGTTGCAGTCTGTAAAGAATATCCTTGATAAACAACTTCTCCTGATTGATATTTTCCAACACCACTTGGATTCATATTAAATGAAACGATATCTGTTGGTGTTATTTGTGTGAGAATATTTGTAATAGAAGTTTTGATAAGACCGGCAGATGATGTTTTGCCAAATATAAAACCTTTAACTGTAAAGTTTAAGGTCCAAATAATCATTCTTGTTTCGGCTGTTCTGCCTGCACCTTCATATTCAATCTCATGTGTTGCTGAGTTTAGAATAACAGGAACTTCTTTAACAATTCCCATCTCAGGAATTAAATTTAATTTAATGGTATAATCTGGTGCAAAATAAGGAACAATGTGTTCAATAATTTGTGTTCCATCTTCTATGTTTCTTACATAGAGATATAGATTAAAATCAAAATTATATGGAACAGGATTATATTGAGCAACAACACCATCAGATGTTTTTGCAAAATTTTTAATGTTGGTATTTTGTTTACGTGTGGCATCATATGTAATGCCAGACATTTCAAAAGACATTCTTGGCAATGTCATCGAAACTTTTTTGTCTAAGTTTGGATCATCCTCAAGACGTTTAACATACATCTCTTTTGTTGCATATACAATTGGTACCAAAGTTCTTTGTGCTTCTGACAAATCAGGATTATAACGAACTAAAGTAATGTCATCAAATAGTTTGCCAAAGCCAACTACAAGTTTACGAATGACACGGTTGTAAGTTGTGTTTGCCATTATATGTTACCAAAAGGATTAGATTCAGAAAAATCAATAATGCCTTGAGCACTCATGTCAATAGTTTTATTATCATAAGTTTCTGAATAAGAATTATCTTCTAAAGGATCAAATGTAACAAGATTATATTGTGCATTACTTGTTTGACCAATGATTGGCATACCATCAACAAATACACCGGCAATATTCGTTACTGTTAATGTATTTGATGATGGAATAAATGATTGAACAGTAGCATATGTTGCTGCGTTTGCAAAGGTACTATCTGAAGATTGGAATACTGTTTCTTTAATTGCATAACGACCTGTACCAGAAGTATTGTCGATGTTCAAACTTAATGTGTATGCATTATTGGTAACAACCAAATCAATTTCATCGATACCCGTATCAATAACTTCTTGAGAGTATTTAAATTTCTCTAAACTGAGTTCATAGAAATATGGTGCTGGTCTACCAAGCATATGAAAGTCTTTGGCTTGTTCTGCAAATTTGATTTCAAACAATTCACCTGTACCATTCAAGAATGGAATATAAACTAAATCACCTTCTCGTGGTCTGGTAAATTTATTTTGTGGAACTCTTTGTTGAAAACTTCTGCGTGATACGATAACATTAACGTCATCTTTAATTTCTAAGCCAAACTTAGAAAAGAAGTCTTTTTTACCAATGTAATCCAATGGATCAGATGAGAGATACATTTCCAAAGGAAATGCAGATTGAAACTTTTTAACCGGATCTTCACCATAAAGTAAATCTCTGGCTTGGTCATTATCATTTGGCAAATAATAAGCATCAAAGCCCATCATTTTAATGGACTCAACAATTAAATCTTCAACTAGTCTTTGTTCACCAGTAGATTTATAATTATTAAAGTAGTGATTTACTGGCATTTTAGTTCATCAAGAATTCAAGTGGTGCACCATATTCGAGTTGCATTTCAGATTCTAACTTCTCAATCTCGGATACCGCTTCATCGTATATTTTATCTCCATTTAAAGTAACGCCACCTGGCAATTGAATACCAGAAAACTTTTTAAGGTTATTACCCCATGTTCGTTTGATTAATGCCGTTGTATATTCTTTTAACCAACGGTCATTCCATACCATATTGTAAACATCAGGATTAATATTTGCATATGCTTCGGCAATAACAACTGTACCAACTGGTGCTTCAGATGCTCCCCATGCCCAATCAATATACAGTCTTTGCATATGTCTTTGGAATCGAATAGGAACTTCTCCAGAGAACAACAACTCCAATGAACGTAAGTGTTGCATTGTCAAGGTATAGTTGATGTATGAGGCGGAGGTGAAGTCGTAGAGTTCGTTCAAACGTAATTGATAACGTAAGTCGAACATATTAATTGTGGATTGTGAATCTTGTACCGGAAAGATTCTGGTAACACCAATAATTTCCATAGAATTATT